CTTTGACCTCCTGTTATCACCAGGGACGTTTGCCACACTTTATTCTTCACTGCTCGCTCAACGTGGTGCCGAGACCATTCTCCGATGCTGTATTTGCCAAATCGGTAGTCTATGCCACGTGTGTGTCTCAATAAGTAATCAGCGAATGCAGTGAGCACAGGACATGAAGGGAACATGCTTTTTATAGATAGAGCTTTACATCTGAGGATTGACAGCTGTTTTTCTTTGCGCACAGGTTTTCGTGCGTCCATAACCAGGGTCTTAAGTATCATCTTGACAGGATCAGTCTGATTGTACTTACCATCAGGACTAACAATGCCGCAAAAGGAGGCAGCAAAGGGATGGCACGCTTCCTCGATCTTCAGTACGAGACCAAGGCGGGTGATGATTTGATTATCAACAGGAACGTTGAGTACCAAAGAGTCATCTCCCTCAATCAAACGTGGGATCTGAGCTTCGTATTGAGCAAGCTCTGATCCAGGAAGGTCAGGGTACTTTGTAGCAAGGGCCAGGTAAACAGCAATGGCGTCATTGAGCACGCCATTCGCTAAGGATGTCCACAAAGAACCGGACATGAGCCTAGCGTCAGTTAATAGCTCAAAATTTTTAAATTTACATAAATTCGAACGAGAAAACGTCCGCTGCAATAGACCCATTACAACGGACTGGTATGGTGTGTTAGAAAGCAAATAATTAATCAACATAACAAAACAACGAGAAAAAATTGCACGGTGATGAGCCTCCATACTAGTGTAATCACGGGGGCTGATCTCATCATCTCCGAATAGGGCATAAATGTAAGCGGCACGTTCATCAACAGGAATTTTTTTGACGAACTGCTTCTTACTGAACACCTCTGACTCAATGGCCTCGAAAATGGGTCCAAAGGCAGCTTTGACACTGGGAGGAAGAGATTGAATAGCACGGAAGGCAGCGTAATGCTTCGTGTAGGGCTCGTGCTTTGCAAAAGTGGAAAAAGCGAAATCATTTTTTGACAAAACTTCTTTTACTGATTGTATTATTTCATTTTTTTCTTGCTGATTAATATCACGTCCGTCGAGCCAACTCTCAAAAGACTTGATATTGTCAGGATTTATGGGTTTATACATTTTTTTCATATATTTTCTAAAGAATGAAATAAATTTACGTCCCTCTCTGCGATCTATGGGGGGCATTGCTGTGGCCACG